TAATTCCGATAGGAAGAATGCTAGTCCTATGGACTCGCCACGCAAAACTCCAACTACCGGAAATTTTCCTGGACTAGGCATGCCTCCGTTCGGTATAATGCTTATATGTTAATTGGCAGCTTGTTTAGCGGCATAGGTTCGCTGGAGCTGGGTCTCGAATGGTCTGGACTCGGCGACACTGTGTGGCAGGTAGAGAAAGACCCCTACTGCCGAGAAGTCTTATCTAAGCACTGGCCCGACTGCCCTATCCACCACGACGTTTGTAGCGTCGGAAAGAACAACCTTGAGCCAGTCGACACCATCTGTGGAGGATTCCCTTGCCAAGACGTCAGTTCCGCAGGCCGCGACGCGGGCCATTGGTCCGCATTCGAGCACTGCGCTCAAGCACTGCCAACAAGCATGCGGAGCGGCAACTTCATTGGCTGGAAGCAGTACCGCAAGAGCTTTGAGCACGAACACGTCGGGAGGAAACTGCCATGATCAATAACTTCCAACTACTCAGCCAATACGTTCCCGAAGAGTTCGACGGGGACACCTTCCTCTACACAGAGATCTTGGACCGGACCAAGAGGGCTGGTAACAACAAAGGCCGACGACTCAAGACATTCTATCACCGGACCCGTGCCGGGTTTCTGCACCAAGAAGAACAGATCGTAGACATGTGCAACTACTTCAAATCCAGGGCCTACTTTCGTCCCAGCAAACGAAGCTTCAAGCACGTAGGGCGAAAGTTCGCAGCGCACTTGCTAGACCAGGCATTCGCAGAGAACTGGGAGGGGATGCGCCACGGCTACTCGTCCTCCTGTGGAAAGAATGCCAAGGAGAAAGTGTGGCTGTTTGACTTTGACACACCCGACGAGACTCCACTGTACAAGTGGCTGATGGAGCACGAGTCCAGCGTTAGCATACCTTCCAAGAAGGGGTTTCACGTCCTAACAAGTCCCTTTGATCGCAGGCTTGTTGACGAGTTCGGCGGGGCTATTCAGATTCATTACGACAACCCAACCAACCTTTACATCCCGGAGGGGGCGGCATGAAAGACGTACTAGCCACACTGCAAGCAGAAGCAGACGCCAAGGACCAGGCAGCCTTCTACGAAGACCTAGAAGACCGAATCATGGACCTCCGCTACAACACCCTGGCACAAGCCCAGCTTCTGAAGGAGATGCACCTAGATGCAGTCGCCGGCTTCTGCGACCGAGTCATCGAGCTTGAGCTACTACAACGCAAGTATGATGAGTGGGAGGAAGATGATGTCTAACTACAAGACACCAGAAGAAGAGGCCCGTCCAGCGCGGAGCCATCATCCATTGCCAAGGGGAACTACGTTGAGTAAGACATTCTCCAGATCAGAAAAATGGCTAACAGTGGCAACCAAGATCGGAACTGTGGTACTTGCTGCCGAGACCGGCTCCTGGCTGCTAGCACTGGGTATATACATACCAATCATATTCATCCTGCTTACCTTGAACCGGGCCTTCGGCCTTGGTCCGACACCAGCACCAACCAGCACAGAAGAATAGAAAGATTCATCATGTCAAACAAACTTTGGGAAACGCTCTCTCCTCGTGAACAACAAGCCGCGCTCCTGGTAGCGCAAGGCGTAACCCGTGAAGAGGGGGGCGAAGCGATGAGCGTCGCCACCAAGACCTTCGACCACCACCGCTTGCGTGTGCTACACAAGCTCGACCTGAACTGCGCTGTGCAGCTGGTCTGGTTCCTCCTCAAGAACCAGGTTCTCTCTGCTGATGGCAAGGCTCTTTGATCCACCTAACCAGCGACCTGCACGTAGGTCACGCCAACATCATCAAGCACTGCAGTCGTCCCTTCGACAACGTAGAGCAGATGGATGTGGTGATGATGGAGCGATGGAATGAGTCCGTCGCTCCAGAAGACCTCGTCTACATTCTCGGGGACATCTCGCACAAGAAGTGCCCACTCGACTACGCCAACGACTACATCAGCCGACTCAACGGCCACAAGATACTCATCGTTGGCAACCACGAGACCGACGGTGGCGATTGGCATCCAGACTGGCGCAAGCGGGTGCGACTGGACCATGAGCTCTTCGCTGACATCAACCCAGGGTACCTAGAGATCATGCGTAACGGAAAGCTCGTCGTGATGAGCCACTACGCTCTGGAGACCTGGCATGACAGCTACGGAGGCAAGAGCGTCCACTGTCACGGACACTCGCACGGCAAGCTTGGCAAGAAGACCCGCCGCCTCGATGTGGGTGTCGACACGCATGACTTCCGACCCTGGACCATCAACGAGGTCTTCCAAAAGCTGAAGGTCAAACAAGTGTTTCCTGATCGCGAACAGGTGGGGATGTTTTGAAAACAGAAACAAGAAGCGGAATCCGGTTCGACCTACTGAACCCGGACCCAGCGCAGGTAGACCTGCTCGACATAGCGCACTCGCTATCTAGGCAGTGCCGGTACAATGGCCACACGTTCTGGTTCTACAGCGTAGCGCAGCACAGCGTCTACGTTGCGGAGATGCTCGAGGCGGATGGGCAGCCACCGGAAGTAGCACTCTGGGGCCTACTGCACGATGCCCACGAGGCATACATTGGTGACGTGGTTAGCCCGGTCAAGATGTGTGACCCCGCAGTGAATGCATTCTTCAAGCGAACCGCTAGCCGTATCGACCAAGTGATCTGCGACGGGCTCGACATAGATCCACCTTCGCTGGACACCATACGAGTGGTCACCCAGATGGACCTGGCCCTATTGGCCACCGAAGCTCGCGACTTGATGACCTCCGGTGGCGAGTGGTGGGGCCTGCCTAAAGACGTGGTTCCGCGCACCGAGCTGCACATCACCAACGGTTGGCCTCCAGACCAAGCAGCAGAGTTCTTCCTAGGCAAGTTCCATAGTCTTATGCGGAGGGTGGTATGATCAATACCGACCAATTCGACAACGCCGACTGGTACAGCGCCGGTGACTGTGTCGAGAGTCTTAGCCACAGCGACTGGTCTGAGGCCCTCGGTGAACACTTCGATAACTTCGGAGAGCCAGGGGTACACATCAAACAGCAGTGTGCTGACATGGCTCCGCTAACCCTCTACTCCTGGAAGAAGAAAGAGCTCAGCATAACCTTCGCGGAGGATATGGTTGAGCGCTTCATAGACGAGCTCCAGTGCGCCGATGGCCTGGCAGAAGTCTGGTGGGAAACATACGGCGACGTAGATGGCGACTGTCCTCCTATCGCCAAGGACATACCGGCAGAGGAGATCAAACCTCTTGTCGAAAGTCTGTCCACAACTCTCCATGAATTTATGCTCAAGCGCACACACATCTGGCAGTGCGAAGTATCAGGCGAGCGTGTGTTCACTGTCTCTGATCTCGAAGAGTTTGCCAAGCTCAACTACCCGAAGGAGTGGGAGGATACACTATGAATGAAACAATAAAATCAGCACGAGAGCGATTCGCTGTATACGCGGCAATGGATGCACCAAAGTTGATTGGACAAAGCAATGAAACACCTACTACTAACTCTGATACTCCTATCCGCCCCAGCCTGTGACCTATGCGAGGAGGCGGACTACACCATCTCCGAGGGCTCGCTCAGCTGCGACAATGAGGATGACTACTCGGTGTACTACGGAGAGTACTGCACGATTAAGTCCTGCACCTGGTACTGCGCCTGCTACGAAGGAGGGTCATGCCAATACGTCGACCTAACCTTCTCCTCCTGCGATGACGGTGGCGGCTGGCAGCTCGATAGCGTCTTCAAAGCGGAGTGTATTTAGTGCCCCCAGGTAAACCAAACGTAGGCGACCGTTGGTGGTGCTCGGAGGGCTGTGGCTTCACGCACAAAAACCACCAATGCGAGCAGTGGGGCACGACCTATTACATCCCCATTGAAGCAATCGAAGAAATCAAGGAATAGGTAAATACGTTTTGAAACTCTGCGCCTTCGACATAGAAACAACAGGACTCGATCCACAGCATGACCAGATCTTGCAGATCGGTGCAGTGGTCTTCGACTCGGAGACCGGCGTGGTAGATGGGGAGTTTGAAACCTTCGCTCTGGTAATGAACGCGGACAATCTGAAGAAGATCAGCGAGGGCCAAGGGCGAGAGATGCACAACGCACTGTCCATGTTGGTTGAATTCCTACAGACGCACAACGGCAAGGTCAAGATGACCCCGGTGGGCTTCAACGTATCTTCGTTCGATATTGCTTTCTTAAACCAAGCCTCCCGCCAAAGAATCTTCCAGCACCGAGGTGTCGAACTAGGCACCCTGCTGATGCCCATGTTGGACAAATTGTCCCCGGTCAAAAGCGGCGAGGCCCACACCTACTTCGAGATGGGAGAGGTGGCTCATGATGCGCTCGCAGATGCAAATGCTGCCCGCCATATCTAGATGCATTTGCGAAGGTGGTTGGACTCGCTGAAGGACAACCGCCTGTGTCCAAGCCACTAAAGAAGTGCCCGCGGTGCTTCAGCTCGGCACAGCTGTATTCAGAGGCGGTGCATGACATCGACAGGGATCTCGATGAGTATGTGTTTTGGGTGACCTGCAATAAGTGCGGGCATGATATAGAACCCACAACAGACAGAGGTACTGCCATCGGTGAGTGGAACGGTGTCGTAGCTGACGACCCCCCTGCACCGGTCACAAGTCCTGCACCGATCTCCACCGAAGCACAATTTCACCAAGAATTGATCGACGTCTTACAAAACATTAGTAAATCTCTTAGAACGCTGGCTACTAAAAGATAGAGGATCCTATTTTGACACTAAAGAAAATTCGGTACTGGTTAGCTATCTCCACCACAGCGGTTGGAGTGGCCCCAGAGTATCCTGGGGAGGGAATGCTCAGCATCAGCGATGCTGACGTGACACTGATGCATGACAGGTTCTGCAATTGATCAAACTCATCATCCTACTCCTTGGCATGGACTCACAGGTCTGCATGTCAACACAATTTGGTCACGATGGTGATGGCTATGGTGGTCGCACGCCGACCCTCTTGTGGGACCGCCCGGTAGAACCCGGAGACATGGGCATCGCCCATCGTCGCTGGCCCATTGGAGCTTTGGTGTCCGTTCGCAACCTACGAACGAAAGATGTGGCCTTTGCCTACGTCGCCGACCGAGGAACCTACGGCATGCGGGATGACGAAGGCTGGTTCAACTCCCGCCACCCAGACAACAAAGAGCGTGCAGAAGAACTCTTAGGCTTAAAGGGGCGAAAGGCCTACTGCGGTTGCGCAGACCTGACCCCAGACCTGGCCGAAGCCATTGGTCACGATGGCAAGGACAAGGTTCGCATTACGTTGCTGGACACAGGGGAGAACAAGTCTTGAAACTAGAAGCCACAGAGGTCACCGACGCCAAGGTCTACTACCTGCACTTTGTCAGCGACACTGGCACACGCAAGGTCTTTGCCGTCACCATGGAGAGTAGCTACGGGCTGCTATCCATCTCTGGTGACGATGGTGGTTGGTCGGGGGCTTGGCCTGAGCCTGAGCAATGGGGGACAGCCACCTTCGAAGAGTTCTTATGCTCTCGTCCAGCTGTGTGGCTAGCCAGCAAGATCATGGGCAAGTCTTTCTATGAAATAGACTTCCTGGAAACCGCTGCACGTCTCCTAGAAGATGCCCCAGACCTGCAGGAGCACGTACACATATTTGTGTCCGACCTGCGCACCCTCGGGTTCGTGGCTGCACTCATGGAGACAACATCGGCGGACCTTCTGCAGAGCGTCCTCAATAAACCACTCGTCGACGCGGTGTTCTTCAAGACCACGGCACTTGCCGACGAGATAGCAACGAGCGTCCTACCATGCCTACAGAACCAAATTCGCCCTCGGAACCTAAGTCTTTCCTAGACTACACCCGAGGCTATCGCAACGGAGCTCTAGCTGAACGGGCTCGAGTCGTAGAGCTTTGCGCAAGAGCGGGGAACATCAACGGCAATCAAGTCGACGAAATTACGTCTCTGGCAAACAAGATCCTCCAAGCTGGGAGCACCATACCCGTGCCAAGCGAGGTTGACGAGATGTGGACCGTTACCAGGGCAGCTGCTACGCTGATAAGAGTTTCACCGGAAGTAGACTACACCTCCGGGCAGGTGCGAAGACTCGAGCGCCTTGAGCGCCTTTGTGTGAAGCAAGAGCTAGCTATCAAGGAACTTCGCGACGAGCTCACCACTCGGTACCGCTAGTTGACATCTGTAAAGCGTCCAAGTAGAATCAACTATATGATAAAGGTAAATGCCTCTCGGCAAGCTCGTGGCGCCGACATCAACATCAACATGAGGATCAGCCCTCAGTTGAGGCAGCCACTAGAGAAGGCGTACAAGCACAGGATAAAGGCACGGCACCTGAACCCAGCTAGCTATGGCTTCAGCACCTTTATCCGAGATCTGGCCACCGAAGGACTGAAGCTGTACTGTCTCGATAATGAAGTTTGACGGCGCGGGCGCTAGCGGCAGCACCCGCACCCCAATAATGTGGTGAGCGCTGCTTTACCCCACGTCTGCGCCGTCTTTTTTGCTCTACACTCCCTGCTATGGCGGCACACAAACTAGTTGGCTGGCGCAGCGTAGGCGTTCCAGCGGTTCACCACCTCTACCGAGCGCAGGCCTGGTCCCCTGGCGCCATCGACAAAATCCCCCTCTGTGGTCTAGGGCTAGAACTAGCCTTGGTCCACCGCGTTGAGGGCCTGTATTGCCGCCGGTGCGTCGCCCTTGAGGGCGTTGTTGAGTAAGTTGCGCTCGCCCCTGAAATAAGGGTAGATTCGCCGGATGCTTGACTTGTACATCCAATACGGACCCATGGTTCTTGCGGCGATCTTGTCTGGACTCGCCTGGCTCTTCTACCGATTCCTCTGGGATAAGGTGAAGGACTCCCGAGTCGGTGCTATGGCCCTCCGCGCTGGCCAAGAGCTTCGCGCAGTGATCACCGAGGTCAATGCAACCTACGTCAAAGCTTTGAAAGAGGCTAACGAGGATGGTGTGCTCACCAAGGCCGAGATGGAAGAGGCCAAGAAGAAAGCTATCGACAAGTTCAAAGAGAACTGGGGGGCCAAAGGCCTCAAGCGGATGACCAAGATCTTGGGCATCGGGGGCTCCGTGGACAGCTGGCTCGGCACCCAAGTGGAGGCCACCTTGGCCGACATGAAGGCTGCAGCGGCGGCACCGCCCCCAAAGGCGTAGCCCCTTCTGCGATCAATCTAAACCCTGCGACCAACGATATGTTGGTCGGGGTCCGCGAAGGGCTCGACCGCGCTGACATGCTCCCTGTCGGGACAACTGCGTTCGACTTGCAGGCATACCTGCGTCATGCCGCCGGCACGACTAGAGCAGGCGTCCACGGCGACATCTCCAGTCGGTTGACCAAGAGCATCTCTGCCTTCGGCGCAGCCGACCTTGGCCTCCTACGCATGCGTGGTGGGTCGACGACCATCGAAGCTCGGGCCATGGCGGGTATCCGAGGGACATTCTAAATGATTCTCCCCTTCATCAACTACCTGCTCACCAAAATCTACCTGGCGCAAGACAGGAAGAGCAAAGCAGGTCCCACAGACCCAATTGGGTCTGCCTGGGGCTGCGAGATGGTTGACATGCTCCGGACGCCACACTTCCTGGGCAAGGGTGAGCAAGGCACCAACAATCGCGGACCGTTTCTCGACAAGATTCGTCGGCAGGATGTTCTCCCAAAGAAGGATCGGGTCTACGGAGCTTGGTGTGCTGCGTTGCAACTTTTTGTGGCACAGGAGGCTTGGGCACTGCTTCACAACGCACTGAAGTGGACAGACCTTGACTCCACTTTGAGAGAGCGAATGCCCCTCACAAAAACATTCGGTGCTCGCAAGCTCTTCAAAAGCGCGTGTGCTGTAGGTACACGCCTAGATGGCCCCGAAGTGGGTGCTCTGGTGCTCTGGGCCCGCGGGAAGCAAGGCTCCTGGGAAGCACACATCGGCATTGTTTCCGCAGTATACCTGTCGGAGAAGAAGCTGGTACCATTCAGCTATATTGCCGGCAATGAGGGGCGCTACCCGTCGCTCATTGCAGAGAAGCCAGGCCACTACAAACGGATCATTGGTTTCTGTAGACTTCCCGACCCCACCGAAGGAGAGTAGCTGAATGCCTGAGACAGATCCTAAGCACACCGAAACCACGTCCTGCGCCTTAAGCGCCCTCACCAGGAAAGACTTGGTGGAGTTCAAGAAGTCCCAGCGGCAACGGGACCTAAGCTTCCGGTGGTTTTTGATAGTCGGTATGGCGGTCTGTCTCGCCTCGACGCTCATCACATTCTCGATGCACCGCACGGACATCAAGGAAGTGAACCGGGACATCGTCCAAAAGACTTCCGACAAGATCGCCGTCGAAGGTGTCACGGAGATGATCGCTGCACACTCTGCTGTATCCCACCCCACAGCGGTTACAAAGGATGAACTTAAGGTACTTTTCTCTGCACTTAAAGTCGCTTGGCCTTGGCCGGAGAAGGTAGAGTAGTTCGCACTCAAGAGTTGCAAGATGTACCTAGATGTCCGAGCCCTCCCCCTATGAAGTAGTTGGTTACTCAGCGCTCGCGATGTTCGTCATCAACTGGCTGATGACGCTTGTTGAGCGTCTCGTCGGCAACCCAAGGGAAGACGCGGCCAAGCACCTTGCTGAGCTCAAGTCGATGGTTGAGGCCAGAGACATCCGAGATGGTGACCTAGTCTCTGAGCTGCGGGTGGCACAGGACAGAGAGCGCAGGTTCTTCGAGCGCGACTGGCCCATGCTGATCGACTCTATGAATCGCATGTCTAGGAGAATCTCTAAGACAGAGAAGCTCCAGTATACCATTGGTGGGGCCCTCTCGATCAAAGGCGTCACTCCACCATTCGGCTTCGTGCCCTATGACCCATCGGACTTTCCCGAAGAGCGCCTAGAAGAACTTCGCAACAAAGCCCGGGACACAGAAGCAGTCCCCGAACCTTTCGCCGACGAGGACACACCCATCCACGCGGAAGACCCGATAGACTTCGACAGCCTTAAGCGCTAGGGCGCAACGCCCGTCCTGAGAGGGATGACAGTTGCGGCTGGCGCCTGGGCCACGTCCACGAGCCCCAGGGGCTCGTGCTGCCGATTCTTCTTGTGCATGCGCTCCAAGTGGTCGACGAGCCGCCCTTGGTTCAGCACCAAGTCATCCACGCGCTTGTGGCACGCCTCCAGGCCAGCGTTCTGGCCAACGTCGACCAGTCGCCCCGCAGCCCACACAGCCTCATCCTGCCTCTTCAGGAGGGCGTGAGCGGCATCGGAGTCATTCGCATTGTTCTTGCCATTCTCGTAGCTCTGCAGCGCGATGAGCAGCGCAGGGATGGCAGCGAGCAGCGCCGTCTTGGGCGTCACGGTGAACCCCAGAGATTTCTTAGTTAAGTCCCCCATATTCCAGATTGGAGGATACCAGTTCTAGTCCATGAGGACTAGAACGGCTCTGCTCTCTCCGTCGGCAGCTGCTCCTCAGGCCACTCGCCCTTGAAGAAGCGCTCGTCCCAGTAGTCCCGCGCCAGCTTCAGGTCTGGGAACTCCCAGACATACTGCTTGGATTGCCCACCATTCTCATTTGGCCAGGAAACCAATCGGTGATGTGGGCAAGCGCCTGGGTTCACACGCTTGAGGAACCGGCCCAGCACGGTCTTGGTGTTCTTCTTAAACGCTCGCAGGTCCGTCAGATAGGTAGAGTAATCGGCGAAGAGGGAGTTGAGTGTTGCCACACCCTTCCACTCGCCCTCATGCTCAGGAAGAAGCGCACCTTGCACAAGCTTGTCGTACCACCATTCATGCTCATGGGTCATGGACAGTTGCTTCTGCTCGTACAACGCATCGGTCTCTGGGATTTTGCGGTGCTCGAACCCGCCCAGGTCTTTGGTCTTAAGAAGATGTAGTAGTGCCTCTTTTCCACCGTTGGCCATTTGATCCGACAGTGCTTTGAAGTAGGTCATGTTCTGCATCTGCTTGTCGATAACATCCAGCACGAAGAATCGGCGCTCCTCCATGCCCGCCGGGACAACCCAGTCGGAGTTGGATGCCATCAGGAGGTGCAGGTAGTTGGGAGTTACTTCTGCATCGACTCCCTTGGCCTCGGACATCAGGTACTCTTCTGTAACCAACGTCTTGAGCACACCCTCATGCTTCTTATCACCAGCGAAGAACGCTTCGTCGCCAAAGAGAATGATGCAGTCCCGGAGGTGTTGGTTGAAGGACCCAACGAGGTGCTTCGGGTCGGAGACCTGCAGAAAGTGCCTTCCGAACAATCCACCAAAGTACTTCACCAAGATCGACTTACCTGTGCCTTGTCGGCCACGCAAGATGACTGCAGTCTCCCCCGCTCTGTCTGGGTACTGAACTGCCCTTGCCATCCAACACAGTAGGTATTCGTAGAAGGCGTGGTTTCCTGCGCAGACGATGTTCAGCATGTGGTCGAGGTACAGCGAGCAATCACCCGGGACTGCCTCGCAAGAGAATCCCTGCCACAGGTTGTACGCATCCTCAACCTTCCCTCTGGGCGAGAACACAATGTGAGTGTATTGGCGGCGCCCTTCATTCTCTAGCCACCACTTCCCCTTCGGGGCAAACTTCTCCTTCCCATCGCCGTCGGTGCCAATAACCACCTTTTGGTGCATGTAGCGATTCCGAAAGTCGGTGAAGGATTGTTTGACGAGGCTAGACCGGCGCAAGTGCGGATCCCAGATCTCTTGGATGACAACGCACTTGCCACCAAAGGAAGCTATGACCGCGTGGTCCTCGTTGATCTCCAAAAGCACTGGGTTCTTGCAGAACTCCCGGGCTCTTTCGATCTGTCGTTTCGCGTAGCGCTCGATGGAGGATCCTTTGTCGAGGACAGATGCGCTAATCCCCCAGTCCGGGTCAGTTATGATCGCGTAGATCTGATTGTCACTGAGCTTGGCGTTGACCAACCCTGTCGTGCAAGACAGCAGCGCATTGCTGCGGCTCGTAAACTTTGTTGGGTCATCGGGGTCATCTCCCTGGAGTATGAGCATCTTGATGCGGTCTGAAAGATGCCCACCGGCGTCCTTGGCCCACTGCACGATGTCATCTGTGGACTGAGCTCTTTCGATGTTGCCAGATATCTCCACCTTCGCTGTAGATGCGAACCCTGTGTCGACATTCGCCACCTGAGCTGCTGCAGTGAACGCCGTTATCGGGTAGATGTTCCTCGGGTCGTGCTTCACCACGTAAGACTTCGCAGGTACTCGGCCCTTCTTGGCCTTCCGTGCGTCAGGCATGTTGATGCTACCGGGCAGGCGCATGATCCTATCCACGTTGTGGCAATTGTCCCCCTTCAGCAGCACTTCAATCTGAAGGTTATAGAGCTTCGCCTCCTCGGCGAGATCCAGGCTACCCTTGATCTCTATCGGCTCCACGAGCTCCCAGTAGACCTGGTAGCCACCACCACTGAACACTACCCAGGTGGGCTCAGGTATTCCTTCTGGCAGGTTCTCTATCAGCTCGAGTATGCGAGCCTGCTCAGCAGCCAAGTCTTCCCCAGCCCTCGGGTCAAGGTCACAGTGCAGGTGGGTGACGTACTCTATGGTCTCCCGGCTGGCCTTTACTCGAAACTCTTTGGGGTTAACCTGGTTGACGCTGAAGTAGAGGTTGCGGCCCTCTGCTCCATACTTGTCTAAGAACTCTTCCAATGCGGGCTCTTCACCGGGGGAGAAGATTCGGCCCGCCAGTTTGTCCCTTGAGTTGGTGGATATCGCAGTGAGTGCCCAGGGTCCATTCAGAGACCACTCTTTGAGGAACTCAATAGACTCTTTGTTATCCCACTTCATTGTCGTTCTCCCAGTAGCGGACGAGCCTTCCGATAGGTGCTTGACCAGCTTCCATTTGACCCAACCAGTATGGCGAAACACCGATGAGCTGAGCCAGTTCCGATTTCGTCATCCCTTCGCGGCGTCGGCGCACGGCACAAGACTCGTGCTCCTCGACCGGAGCTACCGAGTGGTAGGGAGTTCTCACCCCCTCCTCGTCGAACTCCATAGCGCGATACTCAGACAGACAAACACCTAGCTCAACGGACATCTGGATCTGCGTTAGTTCCGATCGATGTCTGTAGATGTAGAGTTTCTCCCCTCTCGTCAAGTCCTTGGTAGCTAGCTTGCCCATGTCTTCAGCACCCTTATTAGGTCATTCGTTCTTAGTTTTAGGTCACAGTGCAGGAGAGCCTTATCGAACATCTCTTCCTTTGTTATGTGACCAATGAATTCTGCTGCCGTCGCACCATCGTAGAGCAGCCAGTCATCAGCAATGCGTGCCAGAAAGAAGGCTCGGCCGCCACGGCGGCACCGGCGACTTAGCCACACCCGCTGCTGCGGAGTGAAGCACTTGATCTTGACTGGCGTGTTGGCTCGAACCGGCCACGCAGGCAGGTACTTGAGCTCTACCCAGCCTTCGATGTAGTTGACATCCGGCGTCCCTGGCCGAGCGGGGTTCTCCACACTGATTGCATCAAGACCTTCGAGGGCCTTGACGACAATCTGCCTCATCTGTTGCTCAAGCATTGAACAGCGGCCTGCGTCGCAGCGTGTCTAGTTCCTTGCGAGCATCTTCAAGCTCTGCGTGTAGGTTCTCTGCTTCCTTGCGCCAAACCATTGCTGCACGCCTCCAGTCCAGACAGGTTTGAATCAAACGCACCCTGCGAGCCTTGCGCATAGACCAGTGGTTCTTTCGCTGCGGAGACAGGTTTGCCTGGCGCTGCTTGTTCCACTCATCCAGGTCCGCCCGGGTCATTGCTTTGAATACTTTTTCAGTCACCGTAGAACTCCTGACATTGCTTACGTCCCTTCTCGTCAATCTCGCCCCAGCTTCGACCACATTCAAGGTCGACCCGGCTCGGGACCCGGAGTGGTACAGCATCACGCATGATTTGAGCAAGCTTCTCGGCCTCCTCCATGGAGCGTGCGGAGAAGTCAACCTCGTCGTGGACTTGGATCTGTAGTCTTATGCCTGCCGCGTCGGCATCAATCATGGCTTTCTTCATCTGGTCCGCACTTCCACCTTGAATCAAACGGTTTAGTGCTTTATGTGTCCACTCGAAATTCCCGTGCTCATCTGTTGGGAAGTGAATCACTCGGCCAAGGAGCGTGCGAATCTCTCCGCGGTGTCGGGCCTTCTTCTCAACCATCTTGTTGAGCTGCCTAACGAACGGCATGCGCGTATCAAACTGGTCTAGGATCGATTGGCCTTCGGGTCCTGCATCGAGGTACTTTCGACCATCTCGCCGCTCTTTGGTGACTGTAGGAAGACCAAGCTTCCTACATAGGGCCGCCCCACCCATCGAGTAACACACGGCTAAGAAAACTTCCTTAGCATCCTTTCGGTTTAGTCCGGTGATCTTTGCAGACATGTCGTGACAATCCTCCAGAGGGTTGTCGCGGTACTGAAGGGAGGCCTCTTTTCCTCCTCGTCGGCTTGTCACATCTGCATAATGAACAGTGAGTCGTGGTTCCTGTTGCGAGTAATCGCTGGATACCCAGATTCCTTCGTCACCATAATCCGGTACGTAGATGCCCCGCCACACATAGCCCATGGTCGGATGACGGATTGGCTGTTGCTGAATATTGACTTTGTCACAACTTAGTCGGCCAGTGACCGTGCCCTTGGTGTCGGACTGATCAGACGTGTCGGTCTTTAGCTGGTTGAACGTCGGGTGTATCCGGCCTGCGGGGGTTAGGTATTTATCTAGGCTATTGGAGTAGCTGATCATCGTCGCCATTGACCGAGCATCGTTTAGCATCTTGCATGCAGGATGGGGCTCATTGGCCAACCAGTCTTTAACAATGCTGTAAGACCCCTTTGCTGTACGGGGTACGTTGACACCCTCGGCTGCGAGCATCGCCCCGAGGGCTGCTGAATTCTTCAGATCCGCTGGGGAGATCTTGATCTTGACCTGCTTATTAATCTCGTCGCATACGGTGGACCTCATCTTGTCGAGGTGGTCGCGCATCTTCTCGAAGCGCTTTAGATTGACTTGTACACCCCTCCTGCGCATCTTCACCAGAATTGGCAAGAGCTTGCTCTCCAAGTTGTAGATAGGCCACATCTCTGCTTCGTCAATCCGAAGCTCCTGCTTTCGGATGATGTCATGGCACATGGCCGCGTCCCTTTCGGCGTAGGCTCCCACGAAGCGAGCGGGCAGCTTGTGCAAGCCTCCCTTTGGGTGTACCCGATAGGCTGCCGCTGCTGCGTTAAGCAGGGACTCGTCCTTCTTACGAACACCATATTTCTCGGCCAAGGCGTCGTTTCCGTAGCGCTTACGATGCTCATCGAGCAAGGGCTCCGCAACCTGGATGTCACGAATCCATTCTACGTCTTTGAATACTGCTCCCTCCTGAGCGCTGTAATCAAGATCGTAACTAAGCCGACCCCCGACGAGTACGCCTTTGAATTCTCTAGCCTGGTCTCTCAGATAAGCCAGCGCAGCTCCTTCATCGACATTGTCGCCGCCCTCGTGACGGAAGGGGACATAGTGCGATGGACCATCCTCGATGGAAAAAGAGTAGCCCACCATCTTGCCATCGCGGCGCACGCCGATGCCCAGCTCCTTCAAGCCAGGGTCGTTGCTCTCGATGTCATAGGCGATTCGCTTGGCAGCCTTCCAAGAGGGCAGCCTTGACATGTCTGGTGGTCGCCATGTCGACGTAGGTAGGAAGGCCTCGAAGGGGAGTTGTTGCATCTACCTGTCCCTCACAATCGTCACCGACTTCGCGGCTCGCGTGATCGAAGTGTAAAGCCATTTCAGTTTGTCCTGACCAAAGGCGTGTGACTCATCGAAGATCAGGACATTGTCCCACTGGCTGCCCTGGGCCTTGTGACAGGTGACCGCGTAGCCGTAGTCAAACTCGTCGGCGTCGCTGCGCAGCCAAGGGCTCAGCTCCTTCTCCCTGCCCTCGAAGAAGTGCGTGTGCGCAGTTGTCGCGACCGACGCTCCCTCGCTCATGTGTGGCAGGACAGAGACCAGAGCGACGTCCTGCATCATGTGCTGGTATGACTCGAGAACCCACTGGCTGCCGTTCAGCAATCCGTTCTCGGCGTTGTTACGCAGGCAGATGAGCTTGTCACCGGTGACCGGCCCACTTGGGTCGAGGCCCAGCAGCTCCCTGGTTCGCAGGTTGATCTTCCTCCGGGTCTTGTTGCGGCCACAGATGATCTGGTCGGCTTCGAGGGCCATCTCTGGCGTCGCCTTCTCGATGACCCGGCAGCCCTGCCCGTAGTCGCCATAAGGGATCGGCTCCCCAGTGCGAGCTCTGGTAGCGAGATCGAGGATAGGCGAGTCCTTGGCCTGCCGATGGACCTGGGTTAGCAGGTGGTCGGGACGCTGCTCGTCGAAGAAACCTTTGCCACCAACTGGAGGTAACTGCCCTGGGTCTCCCAAGGCCAGTATGGGGACGCCGAAGCTAAGTAGGTCGGAACCCATCTGGTTGTTGACCATCGAGCACTCGTCGACGACCACCAGGCTGGCGAACCGGATCTCGCTGTCGGCACGCAAGGAGAAGGAGGGGCGATTGGCGTTCTCCCGCTCAGCCTCGACCTCTCGAACCAGCTTGCTACGCACGATCTCCAGCGCTGTCTCTGGCAATTGAGCCAGCTCCAACTCCAGCGAGGTCAAGCGCTTCTGGCATGCACCCTTAGGGCTGTAGATAAGGCTGTGGATGGTCCGAGCGTTCGGGCAGCCCATGCGCTGCAGGACCTCCGCGGCCTTGCCAGTGAACGCACAGAAGTAGACGGTGCCTTTGGCCTTCTCGGCCAGGTGGCGAGCCAGCAGAGTCTTTCCTACCCCGGCGCAGCCATACAGTGTGAAGACCCCTGGAGCCTTGCCGTTGATCCACTTCTCGCATTTATCCAGCGCAACCAGCTGGTCTTCAGAAAAATTCATTTCGTTCTAGTACCCAAAGCAATGAGTAAAAAATGGCCCCTAACCGGGGATAGGGGCCATTAGCAGTCTATTTAGTTCCTGTTGCTTTGCAGGCTAGAACAGAGCATCCCCCTCATCGTCCTCTGAGGAGCCAGTTGGATCCTCGTCACCAAGGCCTTGGACCTTGGCAAAACCTGCCTCCACAAGCCCAGCTAGTTGCTTGGCTTGCTTGAACGCGAGGTGGTCCCGCCCAACTAGGCTCATTTCTTGAGCCGTCTTCTTCTCCGTCGCCTCAATCATCGGCGTGAGGACGTAGTTGTACGCGGTGCCCTTGTCGAACACTTGTCGCTTTGATGTCGCTGTCACCGTGTGTGCGTAAAGCGGCGGTGCTGCTTTACGTCCACCTGGTTGTGGGACCGTGAACGAGCGAAGAAGCGTGTTGAACGCACGCCACGCCTGTAGCTTCGACTTGGTGAAGTCGATCACTGCAAACCCCCCAGCAGGTTGCTGGCTCTCATCAACCGGAATCACGTACATGTACACGGTCTCGACCAGCTCATTGCCGTTGTCGAGCTTGATGACACCTCGTGGATTCTTTTCCTTCTCTTTGCGAACCAGCTCGGAGCTTAGCTCGTGACGAGCAACAAAACCGCCACCGCTATCGCGAGGAATCCACTCGTTGTAGCACTTCTCGATCTTGCCAATGACAAAGCTCACCGACTCGTGGCAACTGCCATCAAGCGTGTGAAAGAAGAGCCCTGCAGCAGCACCCTCGACACCCCCCTCTTTTACCGGAGAACACTGTGGGCTCAGAGCTTGAAGGATTGTGATTCGTGGGACCTGGATGTCATTCGCGGTGTCCTCCCCGTAACCCGCGCCGGCATCCTCGCCGTAGTCGATGTACTCCGCAATTGCGGTCTCACCTTTGACAGCGATGGCCGTCTCCGTCTTTTCCTTCGCCTTATTGGAAGACTTCTTAGCAGTAGGAGTGGTTTCTTTTGTTTCTGTTTCTGTAGTTATTTCTGACATTTTTCTCGTTCCCTATTCCTGTTGTTACTTTGCTGTTAACCGATTTTTGCTTCGTCGTATCTGTAGACACCCAATAGAGCGTCTGGGACGGGCTCTCCCGCCGCATCTCTTTCTTTAATGAACGACACCAGCGTGCTTGGGTGTACGTTCTTCTTGTTCTTGTAAGGCACTTTCATTTCATCGAGTGCCAATCGGATAGCCTCGGCTTGAAGCTTCGCTGCCTCGCCTCGACCAAGCTTCATCGAGAACTCGTCCTTGACCATGAGGCCCAGGTTGTTGTCGTCGAACCACTTCACTGCTTCGTCTCGGTTCGCATCCTTGATGCTCGCCTTGACAACCTTCTTGATGGTCACACTGAGACCACTGCTGGTCGTGATCTTCCCGGCAAGACCAAGGTCATTGACCAGCTCTGGGATCCGAGCCCGAGCCAGCATGTTTTCCTCCTTCACACATTCCTCGAGCTTAGCTTCGAGCACTGCGCGGTCTCGGCGGATGAGCGCCAAGTCCTTAACGAGCTTTGAAAGCTCGCGTAGTCCAGAGTCCTTGTGCTCGACCGCAATGTCGAGCTCCTCCCCAGCGTAATCTGGGACGTCAAATTCGTTCGTCAATTCTTTCTCCTTGGTTAGATCAGGCTTCGCGCCCGTACCTCGTAGTATCTCTTGCGCCGACCGTTCCACTGCAGCATCTTCACTCGTCCGTTATTGGTCGCCGCTGCCACCGAAGTTGCCCAGCCAATGAAACACGGACTCCCTGTCAGCAACAAGTAGTCTTGGTCAGAAAAGTTGGATAATTTTTCCTGCAACTCTTCGATGATCTCTTGAGGCCGGCTTGGCTGTGCCACAGGGGACAGCAGATAGACGATCTCCCCAAACTTCTCGGCATCAGCGAAGTCATACTTGGGTGTCATCGACCCTAGGCTTTTGTCGACTGTCATCGGGTTCTGGATGATAAATACACTCATTCGTTCTGAGGTAGAGCCTACCTTCACTCATCAATGGTGTCCATCCAGTTCAGTGCTTCCGGCTCGTTAGAGACGTCAACAACCTGAACAAAGAAGACTGATTCATCCAGATTGCGCAGTACACCCCTCTGGACCAGTCCTGCCTTGTTCAGGCTCGTGGGGCCAATGCTTCGCACCACCTCCTGAGTCTCTATCCGTACAACCTCGACAATGTAGCTCAAAGCTTTGCCTTCCTGCAGACCTTGCAGCTGATCCATTCCGGGGCCAGTGTGCCAGCTCGCTTTTCTCTGGTAACAGTGTGACCACAAGATAAGACATACTCGTAGAACACCTTTATCTTTGGGCGAACTCTGCCTCCTACAACCTTCTCGATTCGGTGCATGTCCACCACAGACATTCCTTTTATTGGCTGACTGGATCCCAAACACCTTCTCCGGTTCGTATGATGTTGCAAGGGACAGGAGTTTTCGCCGGTGACATGCTCGACCAGAGGACGGTCCATTTGCCAGGGGTGCACATCTCCTGCCCGTGCTTTCGTTCGATGTGCATCCCCTCGTGCAGCTCCTCCTCGAAAGGCACGAGCTTGCCTGTGCCCTTGGACTTGACCATGTCTGGCCCACCCCAGATGAAGCCAATGCGGTCTTTGGGCATCACAAGCCAGCCCGGCAGACTCAGCGGACTCGGGGTCATGTGCCGAAGCTGCTCGCAGTTGAAAGCACACCAGATGCCATGCGTGAACTGGAGTTCCTTGGCGGCTTTGGTCCACCAAACCTGGGTCGAGCCGCGGCTCCCAGGGTGATTGCAGTACCACTTGTCCCGCCAGGATGCCAAAAGACCGTCAAAGCCCTCAGGTCTTTTCCTCGGACAGGGGTCGAACAGGCTCTCCTCTTCCAGCGTATCCGCAGCCCAATCGAGCCACACCTGCGGTGTCCACCACGTCATAGCGTAGTTCTGGTTGGTGGTGGCGATGCTCATGCCTCGCCTTCGGTGTCCATCGAATCCAACGTCGCCGCCGGCAAGCCCAATCCAATCCAGATCTCGGCGGCAGACTTCTGCGCGTCGTCCCAGGAATCAGATCTAAGCAGGTCGAGAGGGTCCTGGCCCGTTATAATGGCTGTGACGTCGCCGCCTTCGTGGACTTCAACGGTGATTGTGTATTTTGCTTTGCTCATTTTGGTCTTCTTTCTAAAGCCACTCTTTGAACTTGTCACCAGTGATCTGGCTGGCGATGTCCATCTTGCTTAGCAGCGCGGTGATGACCTTCTCATCAATCGTGCCCTCCGCAACAATGTCGACGTACTGCACTGGGTTCTTGTCCATCCCAATGCGGTGGGGCCGGTCTTCCGACTGCAGCCGCTCGGTCAAGCGAAAACTGTTGTTGTGGTAGACCACGGTCTTCGCTCTGTGCAGGGTCAGGCCTTCGCCTGCGGCTTGCGCGTTGGCGATAAAGAACTGGGCGTCCTTGTGCTTGCCATGCTGAAACGAGTCGATGGCGTGGGCCTTCTCGTCGACCGAGCACTTGCCATTGTAGCGAACCGCCCGGTCCCCAAGGGCTTCCATGAACATGTCGATGTCCCGAGTGAACTTGGCGAACACGATTGCTTTGTGTGGCAGGTCCTCCAAGAGCTCAAGCACCGCAGCAACCCTTGGGTTCACCTCGTCTATGTCTAAGACCTCTTTGCGGATGTCTACAGAGAAGCCATCGGCGGACGGAGTCTCATGCTCGACGGTCACGTACCCACAGGCAATCTGTTGCAGCCGCAGCATCCTCGTTATAGCCAGGTCCGCTGTGATGATGCCTCCAGCCTCGTCGAACTGTGCAACGAAGTCATCCCGCAGTTCTTTGTAGAGCTTCGCCTGCCGGGTGCTCATTTGGAAGTAGCGCCTAGAGTAGAGCTTAGCTGGGAGGTCTAGCACCTCTTCCTTTAGCACGCGGCTCGAGTCGGGCTTTATCACATCGTGCAGGTGATCGAGGTTCTGGTACTCGACCAGCACAGGGAACTTGCGGTCGCCCATAACTTGCTGGCGCCAGATGGCGAAGAAATTCTTGAACATTGTGTAGCTGCCAAGCCCTTTGGGCTTCCAGTAGTTGGCGTCGAGAAACTTCATTTGGCTGTATAGATCAAATGGGCCTTGCGCAACGGGCGTCCCTGTTAGGATTCGCTTGTACGTTGCGTACTTCGAGGCAGCCATGATCGTCTTCGTCCGCTTCGCACTCGGATTCTTTATGCGAGCCGACTCGTCAAGCACAAGCATGCATCGCCTCTTCGTGAGCACGAGCTTCGCGAAGATCTTCCCATCTTTGGTCACGAAGGAGTCGTAGCTCATGGCCACGACCACCAGACCCTTGTGCTTTAGGATAGCTGCCGCTTTTTTTTGGTGGTATTTTGTTTTGGTTTTTGAGGCGTGGTAGGTGAAAGTACCAACTTCCTTCAGCAGTTCATCAGACCAGTGGTTCCCGACCTCTTCATGGGTCCAGTTGCGATGCACACCGTTGGGTGCGACGACGAAGAGACAGTCGATCTTCCCTTGGTCATACAGGTACCCGACGTTGTCGAGGGTTAGCTTCGACTTCCCCGTGCCTTGTTCCCAAAAGATTGCGTAGGCCTCCCTGTCCTTGGTCTCCTCGAACACCCGAAGTTGGTGAGCGAAGGGCTTGGTCTTGAACTCGTAGGTCATAGGGCGATTGCCACAACATAAATAATCGTGCAGACCATCCCCAGGAGGAAGCCCCAATGGAATTGTCTAAGCTGCACTTTGTCTCGCCTGCAGGGGAAGACTTCCTTGTACAGAGTGAGTGGTTTCTTGGAGTATCCCATTCGTTCTGCAGAGCATTATACACCAGCGCTTTACACCTGTAAAGCGCTGGTGTTGGAGTAGGTGGATCTACTCAGGCTTGTTGGTGGAGGCGTTGGCAATCGCGTCCATGTGGTCCATGAAGCACTGCGCGGTGAAGTTGTCCATGGCTCGTGTCATCCCGTGGGAGGACTTTGCCAAGACCTTCTGATTGGGTTTCTCCTTCATGCGCTCGTCCGAGTCCTTGTCCTCGGGACGGGATAGGCAGCAATTGAGACGGCGCCAGTTGTCTGCCGACACAGCAAAGAAGCCCTCCTTCGCGTCCATGGCCTTCTCCAACGACTTGGCAATTTCCTTGGCTGCCTTCACAGCGTCGTAGCCACCGACGTCCATAGAGAACTGCAGGTGAGACAGCATGAAGACATGCATGAACCAGTCGAACGTCCGCTCTGGGTGGTCTACGAGGACACCTTCCTCGTTTTGGACCTTGATTACTTCTTTGGTAAAGGAGTCGCGGAATTCTGCCGCTGCGGGAATTGAGATGTATCGTTCGCTCATATAAATTCGTTCTTTCTTTCGCCTAAACTGGCACGAGCGACTTTAGCACGCGCTCTGCGTCGTAGGTCTCTTTGAGGTCTCCCAGGAAGCCTGCTGACTGGTCGGGGTAGTTGGTGGTGCTGTACTGCGCCCATTGGGAGTTCTCACTGAGAATCTCGCCGTCTACGTCGTTGGCGACCTTGAAGCGAACCTCCACAAAGGTCTTCTCTGGGTTGGTTGGATTGGCAGGCACTGCTACTACACAATGACGAGGGTCCGCTTGCCCAGGGTTGTCTATCCGCCACTGGGCGTTGTTGGAGTCAAAGGCGGCCCAGACATCTGCCTGGGTGTTGGTGAAATCATCACTGAAGAGACGGAAGCGGATCTCAGTGTCGTCTGCGATCTCTCCATCTGCGAAGTTGGATGCGTAGAGGGTTTTTACTCTGGCCATTTTTTTTCTCTTTCTAGTTTGTGTTGTGGGCTAGCACTCTACCCCAATAGCTGCGTAGACTGTTCGCCCTGCTGTAAATGAGCCATTCGTAGTGGCCCTAATTCGGAGAACATTTCCTGCATTCACAGCACTGGTTCCCTTTGCCTGGGCGGCTGCGTTGACTTTATCGTTTGCGGTGTCGAGACTCAGGATGGGGGTACCTGAAGATCCCCACTCGTCTGCCCAGGTGTCACCCCCGTCTGTCGAGGACTGTATCCAAAAGTCGATTTGCCCTGCAGCTACGATGTCATTGATCCAAACGGAAATCTCTACCACGGAGCCATTCCGAGGCATAACGAACCATCCTGGGTGGCTAGTGTTATCGGCAGTCGACAGAGAGCCATCGGCAGTCATTCGGTAAGCTGTTCCAGTTGCGGGGTTGTTCAGCGACTGAACATTGAGCGTTCGCCGGAAGCCGCCGGCTGCATCTAAGTCCCCTCCTGCCGTGATATCAGTGGTGGCAGTGACATCGTCGACAAACAGGTCTCTCCAGCGAGTCCCCGTCAAACCAAGGTCGTGCGTGCTGTCCGCGCTTGGTATCACGTCTCCAGAGTTTATTTGGTTCTGTGCAGAGTTCCAGCGGACTGCCTGTGATCCTTGCGTTGTGATGGCGAACTCGTTCACGGAGCTTTGGTAGATTCCTGTGTTGAAATCACCGTTCAAGTAGAACGCTGCAGCGCCCACTGCACCTGCTATGGCCAGGTCCATCTGACCACCCGCCCCCCAGGAGCACGCTAGGCTCCCATTGGTTGTGATCGCTAACGCTGTGCCTCCAAGGTTGTAGAGTCCATACGCATTGCCAGGACCTAAGCGGACGGCGGGGGTACCGACTGAGCCAGCGCCAGTTTCGATGGTAGTGGTGCGCGTGTACTCTGTGTAGATGTTGGCCCATCTAGTGGCCAGTGCCCCGAGGTCCAGTGTGTTGTGGGCATCGGGTAAGACATTGCCTGCGTTGATCTGGTTCTGTGAGCCATCCCAGCGGACGGCTTCGGTCCCTGCCGTAGTAACGGCGACCTCTCCAACGACATCAAAGAAGAAGCCTGAGTCGGCATCCCCATTGTTGCGGATGCCCGGCGCCGCCGCAGTACCCGTGATAGGACTTAGGGGGACAGTTGCGGATATAACACTATTTTGTATATAGAGGCGCTCCGACCCTCCGACGATAAAGCTTATGTCGTCATCAGCGTCCGACATAATGTACGTGTCTTGGTCAGTATCGAGGATCAGTCTCTGGGTATTCCCAAGAGCTATATTCCCTGCGTTGATCTGGTTCTGTGAGCCATCCCAGCGGACGGCTTCGAGGGCTCCTGTGATGACGGACACTAGCCCTGTAGTACCTGTGTTGCTGACACCCGTAGTTAGGTCCGCTCTGTCTGGGATGAGCGTTGGATTCGTGGCTGATGGCACTTCGTTCAGCACCGCCGGTCCGTTGGCGTCGTCCGCGTAAAGCCCGCTGTCTGCGGTGATGTTGAACTCGATTGTGTTGCTCAGAGTAAACGACATGGCGTAGACGCTGTTGAGACGAGTCGCGCCAGCAGCGTTTTGCCGGAGGGCATAGTTAACCGTAGTGGCCGCATCGTAATGAGAGAAGTACGCAATGTCTGTTGCGCGAGTATCTATCCTTGCCCTGCCAAAGATGAATGTTGCATCTGTGTCCTCTGCCGCGGTTATGTTGCCTGCGTTGATCTGGTTCTGTGTGTTGTCCCACTCTACCGCCTGAGTACCTGCTGTGATTACCGACGCTCGACCCACTCCGGGGCTTCCGAAGCCTGTGTTTACGTTTTCGACAGCGATGTGGGGCAGCGTGCCGCTGGCTGCGAAGTATGCCCGAAGCTGCGACGACGTCATCGTCATGCGACGAGAGAAGGCAGCAGAGAAACTCAGTGTTCCTGCTGCGCCCCGGCCCATCCCCAGCCCTCGGTCTAGCGCGAAGGAGTAGTCTGGGTAGGGGACCGATCCAGATGATGCCCCCGGGGCCTCTATCTGCCAAAGAGCCCCCTTGTAGAAGTTTCCGATGACAAAGGTGTCCTGGTACCCGGCACCATTTATGTTTGATCTGAATGCCAGCTCTGCGGTTGGCTGAGAATCGTTCTGAAGTGTGCGCAACTGAAGCGCCATGAGAACTTCCTGAGTGGCTGCCGTTGCATCGGTCTTCCAGCCCTGCGCTTCTAGCACCAGCATTGGGGAGTACTGCTGAGCACCGGCTGCAGCTGCGGTGGAGTTTATTAGTTCAAGTGCTGGCGTGGCGGCAGTTGCTATGGCGTCCGTGGTTAGCGTGATGGCGCCTGTGTCGACTACAATCGCCCGACCTGCCCCTGCACCGCCGGAGTCGTAGCTAGAGTCGAGAGTTCCACCGCCCGCCACGTTGGCGTCAATCCACCCTGCCGTTACGATCGCCGCGTCGGATGTACTGGCCCCGTCTGTGGATATCAGGATGTCGCTTGCAGTGTTGCCTCCTATGGCAATGCCAGCAGAAAAGGTCTGAGCTCCGGTGGAGGCTCGGGTGCCATCGACCAGTAGGTATTGAGTGTGGTCATCGTCTGCCAGACCCGCGAGGGCGCCGTGGTCCGTTACGCCACCGCCACCAGACTCCGCGGGGTTCGTTGTAAACAGGGTTGTGTTCTGCGTGACGGTAGCTGGAACGATGTTGAAGTTCCGTGCCTCCCCCGTGTAGAGCTTGAGCGTCTGCAGGGGACCGGAGAGCTGCCCTGAACCGGTGGAGCGGCATGCGATGTAGATGAGCGTGTGCCCACCGGTGCCTTCGGTGTTGGCTGTGCCTGTGGCATTAACCGTGAGGGCTCCTGGGGCCGTGATGTCGTCCTCAAGAGTGTAGGCGCCTGCCTCTAGGTTCGCCTTGCGTCGCCATTTGGTGCTTCGGTTGTACTCGCTGTTGGCCGTGAGCGCGGCGTGTGCGGTCGTGGTGTGATAGTTAGCCCCGACACCGTCGTAGGCCACAGACTCCTGTGTGCCATTGGCAAGGATGCGCATGACGCGACGGTCTTGGCTGCCTGATGCACTGTGAATCTCGCAGAGAGATCGTATGGACCCTGTGTCGACGACAGCCTGCACGTAGGCCACGTAGATAGATCCCTCATCAGGCGAGGTCAGTTCGTTGCCGGTGACGGTAAGGACTTGCGTCTGTGCTGCCAGCGTCTCTGTGGTGCCATCCTGATCGATGTCGTTGTAGATGACTGGGCCATACTCCGTCCCTTCGGTGAGCATGATGCCGTGGTAGCCTGTGTTGGTCTGTGTGCCTGCGGTGCCTCCGAAGAGCTTGATGCGAGCTGTCGTACCAGATGAGACAAACGTGAAGGTGTAGCGCCCTCGGGTTGTCGTAATAGCTGGTGCAACACTTCCCGCCACCGTTGACAGGTCAGATTCTGTGGCCTCAACCGTTGCTGTGTGGGAACCAGTCTCGGCTCTGGCGAAGAAGCTCACTCGGTACGTGGTGGCATCTACAACAGTGAAGTCGCGGTAGTAGTGACCCCCGTTTGCCGTGGCGTCCACCACGTTCATCTCACGGAGCCCTCGCTCAGAGATGAGTTTGGCACCAGATGCTGCACTGCTAGCGGTCCACTGAGTTAGATCATTGGCGTAGGTCGCTAGGTTCTCGGTGGCTGAGAAACAGCCTAAGCCTAAGCCGTTGCCTGCGACGTTGGCGTTGTATTCCAGTGGGACTTGGACAGCCCCGCCGCCAGCAGACCCAGCCCACATCGCGACGTCGGTTGCGGAGATGGGGTAGGCCACTCGCGAGGTGCGCGTGTAGACGGGGGTGTAGCCAGTGTCGATGATGTTCTGGTCGAGGCCATGCTTCCACAGGGCTTGCCCATGGGATCGCTCGAATAGATCCGAGGACCGGCCCCGCAAGATCGCCAGGTATGTAATCTGTACTGGGTTGTCGTTGGCGTCTAGATCTGCATTGGCTCCGATCTCAACTAGGTCGGTGGTGTTCTCGAACCTCTCATCGGCGGCTTCGATGGCGTCAACCATTGCGGTGATTGAGGTGGACGTGCCTGCATCGGTGTCCCCAAAGACTTCGATGGTCTGCTCGGTCATGTCGAACTTGGCGTATAGCCAGTGCCAACAAGCATCATCAACGGTGCCACCGACATAGGCATTCAGGGCGAAGCTTCCCGCGTCGGTCGAATTGTAGGCAACCGCGAGATAGACCCTGTGAGTGGTCTCATCGTAGTGCAGTTGTGTTGTGGCATCTCCCAGCGCAGGGGTTAGGTGGTCACCACCTTTGCGCAGGATGCTCACGGTTCCACCGCTGTCGCCTTCGACGATGCGGTACTGCATGTAAATTCCGAACGACTGGTGGTTCGGATTCAAGAAATCTACGTCCGGTGACGACATGCCTCCGCTGGCAGAGCTTATCTCGAGGGCGGTTCGTGAGGAGTGGTCGGTGCCGTTGTATAGGCCATAGGCAGGGGCGCCGAAGGAGTAGTCAACGTCAACAGTCCCAACGGGGGTGGAGAACGTGGCTCCGTTGACAGTGTCAACGGGGGCAACACCTGCACCGTCGTTCATTGGAAAGATGTGGCTGGGAATAAGTCTAGGGTTGTTTGCGGCTACAGCGAAGGATACCGGAGTGGCTGGTTGCAGCTGAAGCTGTGTGTTGGTCCAGTTCAGCTCTAAGTCTCGCGCTTCTCCTTTGATGAATGTTAGGTCAGCCTCGTCGACTGCCACTTCCATGGCGCCGGCCACTTGGGCAGAGTCAAACACGACTTCGATTGTTACTGCCTCTCCAGGGATTCGCAGGTACTGCTCATGGAAGTACCACTGGTCTTCATTTGGGTTCGCCTGTGCCTCGATAACATGCTGGGCTATCTCTGAAGAGCCTGCATCCAATACCTTCAGGCTGCCGCCAATCCCATCAAGAGACCCGAGGTTTGCGCCCCACCATTGCAGACGGACGTAGTCCCCTGTGCCATAGGCAGCGGGGATAGTCACGGTCTGAGTCATCGTGCCAGACGTGCCTGTAACAGGAGCGAGAGCGAAGTTAGTGGACTGGCTGTCGATCGGAGTGAGCGCTCCATCACTAGATATGGCTGTCCATCCAGTGGCTGTCCACGCAGTGAGTGCATCAAAATTACTATTAAGCAGCTGGTTCGTTGCAATAGCTCGACCCATTACCATGGAGACTTTGCTTATTGCAGGCTCGCCAGTGGTCAGATTCTTAAGGGCAAGAATTACTCTGATAGACCTCGCCGCGGGAGCGGTTGCGGTTAGCGACAGTGTGAACTTAGACCATGTGTCTACGGTCGTCCCCGGAGTTTGTTCATCAGACGTTGTGTTGAGCACAACTCCACTAGCGTCCAGGGTTTCTAGGGTAACTAGAAACCCGCACTCCTCTCCGATGGTGGCATTCAAGAACCACCAGGAAAGGTTCACTACACTGAGTTCTGTGTCCAAGTAAGGAACAGGCACAACCTGCTGGATTCGGACGTACTCATTCGCAGCGAACTCTCCAGAAAAACAGAAGCCCTCTCCGAGAGATCCTTGTACAAGCGGGTTGGTCGGGACCTTGTAACGTGGACGACCACCACCGATGGTCACGTTGCGCCAGCCACGGGCAGAATAGACCGGATTGCCTGGGTAGGAAGACCCTGCCCCATAGGAAGCAGAAGAGTGTCCGTTGACATCCCAGAACGGCACGAAGTTCCTGTTGAGGAGGAGTTGCCTAGAGCTCGCCGGGACCAGTGCTATCTCTTCGGCGTGCCTGGAGCCGAGCTCCTCTCCTCCCCCCTCTGCCTTTCGGTAGGCGGATACACGAATCTTTTGTGGCTTGTTAGAGAGCTCTGCAATGGATAGATACTCCCCTGCCGATTGGATCTGCCTTTTAGTGTCGAACGTGCTAGTTCTAGTTAGTGTCGACCATGTCGAGGTCGTGTCAATCTTGTACTCAACCTGGAGTCGAGTTAGGTCGTCCGCTGGAAACTCAATGTCATCCTCGTCGCCTCGAATGATGGTGTTGTTACAGTAGATGTCCCTGGGTCGCCTAACCCAGGAGCCTCGGAGGTCATTGGTGAAGACCTCTCCCAGGTCGGTTGTGCTCGATACAGCATCGTTGCCGATTGATGGTGCGATGGTGGTTGCCAGAGGGTCCACCTCATTGTAGTCGTAGGTGTTTTCCGCAGTGGACGCAGCCGCATCAGCGCCATCGATATGGAGCGTCGCGCGCTCGGGATGAGGGGCTCTGTGGTACCGCTGCGTGGTAACCAGCGCCTGAGACTCTCCTTGTGTGGCAGATTTTCTTCCGACCCGGGCAGTGGTTTGAAACACTACTTCCGTGTCACAAACTCTAGCTGGGGCTGGCGCAACCTGCAGCTGCGTTTCTCTCAGTGTGTCCTTACTAACAAAAAACACACTATCGTCCACCGACTGACTCGCGGGCTTTGTGTCAAGCAGCCCCCTCCACACGTTATTAAGTCGATACCTGCCCGAACCTAAGTCTGTGACAGACTCGAAGCTGAGGATCTCATCATTTATGAAAACAAGGTTCTCCCCAGCTCTTATTCCCTCCGAGGAATAACTCTTGAGTGGAGACGAGTCCGTGACATCCTTTACTATTAGGCCTGTGACCGTATCGTAGTAGCCCCCTGTGGTCCGTCCGTAAGCCGTATCCACGGACGCGGCTGGCACCTGGGGGACTGTGGACCGGGCTGTTCTATAGCTAGCACCACCGTCATCAGACCCTTCTACATCCATGACGACGTTAGACCCACCTAGTGCTTCTTGAGAAGAGCCCGACAGATTTACAAAAGAGCTGTTGCCTGTGAAGGGGAGGAACGTGTCAATGTAGACAGGGTTCCAAGGAAGTTCTTTTGTAGCACCGTGAGGAACGCTGTTGTTCGGGGTTAGGAGCCCTTTCTTATTGATCCCTGGGGCTGGTGGCTCAGAGAACCCAGACGCAACGCTAGAGTATTTATCCCTGCTGCACTCAACTGTGATCGCGTTGTCCTCCAGTTGTCCCATGCTGATCTGGTGTACACGGAGCACCATGTCTTCGACGTTGTGCTCTGGGCTGGACCACTTGAATACGCTTCCAGGCCGCAGACCCTGCGCGGTCCGCTTCATCTTCAGCTTAACTATTAGCTGCGGAGTGGAGTTGAACTTCAGTTCTCTGCCAGCGATAGCATTGGCGTTTGCTGAGGTCTTGATTCCTGGGAAGGACAACTCCACTGGAGTTGTCCTCTCCTGCATAGCAAAGCCGCCCATATTCTGAGCGACCGCAAAGCGCTCCTCATAGTCTTTTGAGCGGTCCTCGTACTTAATTCGGACTTCGTTGAAGGTGTCGTCCCAAGATGTCAGTCGGTACTCTAAAACCTCCAGCACGTCGCTGGCACCGAAGCTATCGAGTGAGGGGTAAGGAAAGGACCCATAGTCCTCTCGGACAAGATCAAGTGTTATTAGTTGCGTGGCAGGATCTACAAAGAGGGTGCCATCGATCTGCTTTAGAACAATTCCTATTAGCTTCTTGGCCGACATCCTCTGCCGCAGGACCATGGAAAACCCGTTGACCTCTGTGGTCAAGGTGTTTGAGGCACTCGCAAAGGTACCCATGTCCAGTAGGTCTTCTGAAAGACCTAGACCGGTTACAGGATCTGTAAGAATGCTCCACAGGACTGCTGCTGGGTTGGCATCAACTCCGAAACCAACCGAAGAGGCAATGGCAGGTAAATTTATGGGTGCTGGCAGGCACCTTACTTCTGCTGCAATGTCTGGAAAAGAGTTGCCCTCACCAACAACGAAGTCTTGAAAAACTAAGTGCGTGATGCCTTGTAGTCCACCCGCATGGTGAGCCCAATCTACGGTGGGGAGTCCAGGCTCCGGTGGGTCTGCATTAAGGTCTGCTTGAAATATGTCCTCAACCAGCTCCGTGACGAATGCATGCTCAGCCTGCGGATAGGTGCCGAGGTGGACATGGATTAAGCCTCGTGCACCATTTTTCGCATTGAAGGAGGAGCTAGCCGACGGCTGGTATGAGCCTGGGCTGTTACCGGTTCCGATGGTCCCCCCTTCTCCTCGCTTAGCAAAGAAGTCTTGCACCTTCAGTTGCGTGGTACCTGCTGGAATAGGGGAGCTGTTCGGAGCTTTCTGTGAAACGTGAAATGTAATGTTGGACGTTGCTACCGCAGTCAGTTCTGTGTCCTTAAACCACAGTCGCCTAATGCTGGCTACCGTCTCAACCCTTGGCACTATGCAGAAAGCTAATTGCCCGTCAAAAACATTCTCAAATGCACCTCCCACCTTTGAGCGGTCGTTGATGGAACTTCCTTTTTTGTATACCTGTCGAACAGCTCGCTCTCTATGGAGCAGCATGTTCGGCTGTGAAACTCTAGCGGTCCCGTAGACTATGGCTATGGGGTCACCTTCCTGTGCCACCTGCCCACTGCCTTGGCCAGTAGCACTATCAATCTCCGCATCCAGCTCGTCATCACGCAATAGGTAGCTGATGCCCCACAGGGCAGCGTTGATAGCTAGTACTGTGCCGATACCTATTGCCATTGCGGCACGATACTACTTATCGAAGACAGTTGCAGTCGGGATGTACGGGGCCCCAATGAAATTTGCAGTATTGGCACCGAATTTGTTGTGGCAGTTATCCAGGCTGTGGTCGCAGCCCGCGGTTGCGATAACGGAGTCATTCACCGCGATCAGGCTAAACGGCCACAGAACCGTTACCAGTGTTCCGACGTGATCAATGATCAAGCGACTTTCACTGCTAGCTACACGGGTGAGCCTCCCCCCGCGAGCCCATTGGTCCGGGTGCGTAGACATCTCGGATATTGTGAACGTCTTAGAGTCTGCGCTGATTGCGTCAACCAAAACGGCGAGAGTTGTATAGGGCACGTCTTCTGTGACCCCACACTGGGCATCGAACAGCACATTGTTGCAGAGGCCCTGGTAGAAGACTCTAGGCAGCTCCTGATTCATGTGCCGGGTCATTGGGTCGGGAACCCTGATGCTTACTTCCCTCTCTTGCACCGACCATGCGGAGACCTCCCCTTCCCAAAAGCTTATCCAGTTGCCTGTAGAGGCGTGTACGCGACGAGCATAGAGGTACAGCTTAGGCGGAGAGACGCTGAACGCATAGGCAGACGCCAAGGTGAGGTTGATCGGAATTTTTACTGAAAGGGCTGGAGCGTCGCCATCATCCTGTGTGGTGATCTCGTTCCTCATCAGGGGAACGGACGTGTACGTCACTAGGCCGTCACCTAATCCTGCATCGTGGTCGATGTCGACCTCTGAACTGGTGTAACGATATGTGTTGTGAGTTCCAATGAACTCGTACAACTCAACAGGGTTGCCATCGAAGCGGGACTCTTCGTCTTGCGTATAGGTCATGTTATTTTATGGTGTGGGGTTTACTTCACTAAGTGTTCGCAGGCTCAGAGTGACCTGCCTGAATTGTGAGTAGTGCTGTACCGTGACAGCATCCGCCCCGAGGCGAACCATCTCTAAAAAGGAGATGGTTCTAATCGGGTTGCTTGTGGGGTCTGTGCCACTGAGTGCTGGGGATATCGTGATGGTGTGTGTGCCATTAACATTGTCGACAGCGCTGGATATGGTCACAAATTGCGTGGTGCCATCCTCGGCCTCGATAGATAAGTCTTTGTGTGCAAGAGAGCCATCCCACCCAGAGGCAATGGTTGCCTCATCAAGAACCACTAGTGTTGTTGCCGCCGCTGCAGGTTGTGCCGATAGGGTCATGTCGGGTCGGTACGTACTGGTGTAGAAGGGTTTCTGCTGTCCCTTTACCGTGATCATAAACAACTTCCACCACTGCCGGTCTTCCTTGGTCTGTGAAATGTACTCTCTCCCGGAGGTGATGTTCGCATAACCTTGGCCTGGGTCGCTCATTACCTGAATGGTGTGCCCATAATCAATTCTATCTAACTGCTCGTCGAATATATCACTAGAGTTGCTTGGCCTTTTGTCGAGAACAGGGAATGCTCGATATGTGGTTAGAGCTGCGGACCCTTTGCCCGAGACCACCGTGTGGTCTCGGTTGACAAACTCTAGGCTTAGGGTAGCCACATTCACCGAGCCTGCCTGGTACCCCGAGTTGTTGTTAACAAAGCAATACTGCAGCGGAGCTACGTAGGACCCGAGAGGGTAGTCGTTCGCCCAGGTTGATAGCCTTGTAGCTTGTGTTGCTGTCCTGGATGTTGGCGAGAATATCTCGTAGGTCTCCCCATCTGGGTGGATGATTATCAGCAGGTCAAACTCATCATCCATCAACGTGTAGTCTGCATCCACAGTGGATGTACCTGCTGTAACAGGAAGCGTAATCAGCTCTGCTTCCGGCCAAAGAGGGAGTGCCCAGGACGTGTCTAGATCACGCAAAAACTGGTAGCGCCAGTTTTGAATCTCTTCGTTGTTGTCTGCCAGGTAAGTTACAGAGAATTTCTGTCTAGGAACTTGTCTTATGGCAATGCGCTGCTCATCCCCGTCTCTAGCGACGAGGACATCAGTCATCCACTCGTAAACCTGCGAATAGGCTTCGGGGGCTAGGGTTGCAACACCCATTTACCTAAGGAGCCTTCTAACCGTTGCTCCGTTTTGTTGGATGGTGTTCATGATCGCACGGCTGCCCGCGGGGGAAGATAGTGCAGATGCTATAGCTCTAGGATCAATAATGTTGTTGATTGTCACTGGTGCCTGCTCAGGTGCCTTGCTGGAGTTCTTTCTGTCAAGTTTGGATTGCCCAGGGTTGGTGACCTGGACGCGCTCTCCTGGGGATGCCATGAACTGCACAAGCTTGCTGTCGGGAGCCCCAGAGCCGCCGACATGGTACTCACCTCCGTGAGCGAACCTTGGTATGTCCGCACCAACGCTCTGGTTCGTGCCATGTCTATTTAAATCCAGTTTGCTTACCGCACCGAATCCCCCTCCACCAATGGCCTCAATGCTGTTCAGGACTGCCATGCGCAGGAGTAGCCTGGTGACGTCTCCGAGCATTGAGTCCACCATGCCCTTCCAATTTACCTTTTGGCCAGTCACAAAAGCCACCATCGCGTCCTCCATCTGTGCGTAGGCGTTTAAAACGGTGTTGTTGAGCTGACCTTGTACCGCGTTCAGCGTAAAGTACGACTCGTTGAGTGCTTTTATAGCTGAGCCGACCGATTTTACCGCCTTCTCTTCTTTGCGAATGGATTGGGCCACCAGATCTGCCGTCTGAGTTGCATTTAGCCCACGCTCTAATGCCACCACGTTGACTGCTCTAGTGATCTCCAATACGCGAGCCTTCTCATCGTAGAGCTCTCGCTCGGCTCGGCTCATACCTAACGTGCCGTTGCGTACGCCCTCTATTAGCTCTAGCTGCCTGCTTCCATAAAAATCCTCCTCGGCACTCTTCTTGGCAGGTTCTGTAGCTTCTACTGGCGCTCCCCCTCTCCGGGCAGCCTCTATCTCCTTAATCGCCACCGCATACTTCTGAGCTGCAGTGGTCTCGTTGATCATTGCCTGGATGCGGGCATCGGAGGCGTCTTGTTCCACCATGCTCTTGTTGACGCGATCCTGAAAGTGACCTGAGTACTTAGCAATCCAAGGAACCAGCTCCTTTATTCGGCCACCGAGAGCGTCCGTTAGCCGGGTCTCAATCTCCATCGCCGTGGCGTTCTCTCGGCGGAACGCCGCCGTCTGCCGGTACAGCTGGCCCAGCTTAGCATTTTCCTTAGCTAGGTCTCTTAGCGCTGCGAGGCCCTTGTCTTCTTTTTCCTTGGTCTCTCTTCCACCTTTTTTTGGATCGTCCGACAACGTGGCAAGCAACTTTTTCGCTGCAGCGATTTCTCGGAGCTGGCCCATTTCTAGCGCAGTGTCTCGCTTTATCTGGTCTCTAGTCTCTTTGGAATTATTGCCTGCAGCCTCTTGAAGCCTTTTTCGGATCGCGGCCTCTTGGGTTAAAAGATCGTTGTGCTCCCGAGCTGCTGCCCGAGCCTCTTTTTTTGATCCCGTCTTTCTGAGGGTCGAGTAATACTTCTCAGTGGCCTCCTGCAGGATGCGGAGTTGCTTCGTCTGCTCGTTGTAGTTGTTTGCAAAAGCGCTTTCCGCTTTCCCTAGCTCAAAAGAAAGTTTGCCCAGCTGCTGTCGCATCTCGTCTACTTCAATAACTCCTTGCTTCTGGGCCTCCGTTACCACGTCCACCATTTTGGCGTACTGCTCATAGGCCTTGCCCGTGGTGCCAATCACCTTCTCAAGAGCAGCATAGTTTTCCCTGGCCAAAGCAACCCTGGCCTCCTTTATGGCCAGTTCCTCTGCTGCTGTTGCTGCATCAAGCATGGCTTGCTTGTTTCTCTCGTGCATGGAGATCTTGAATTCAAGATTTTCGATCTCGCGTTTAACGCGGTCGGAGTCCCAGCCAGAAGCTATTAAATCCCCATTTTGGGTTATAAACTTCAGCTCTTCAATCTGCTTCTTGTACCTCTCGATGTAGCCATCAAGGCTATCGTCATTGATGTCAAACAGCTTGT